GGTAACCTGTTGGTGGTGCGTAGTAAAATTTACCATAACCATTAGCATCTGAATTTGGACTTGGTACTGTAGAAGGAATATTTCCAAAGTTTGCAATTACGTTCCCTGTTGTTGCACTACTAATATCGTATGCCATAAATCCCCATACTCCGTCATGTTGGTCAGTTAATAATTGACTAGAATGATTTGCACTTCCTGTTCCACTTGAACCACTTGTAGGAACACCTGTAGTGCTTCCGTCTTGACCATATAACCAAGTTCCGTTTTTACCAAAATAGACATAACCATTATCTAAATCTAAGGCAATCATTCCAATATCGTCTGCTGAAAATGTTTGAGAATTATCGCCTACATCATCAATAGCACCAGAGTTATTTCTTCCGTAATAATAACCATTCCAACCTCTATATAAACTTCTTACATCACTATCATCTCTTAAATGGTCATTAATAGGTGATTGAGTTGTCATAATTCCAACACCACCACCTGCAGTTTTAAATTTATATTCCACATACCATTTACCACTTGATACTGCCATTGTGCTTCTAGCAGGAGTAAAGGCAGTCCCACTAACACCTGTAAAATCTGTATTACCTTCTGCTAATGTAGGTGAGGTTGTATGTGCATCTATGGAACTTAAAGTAGCAAAGTTATTCTGTGGGTTATCTGTTACTTGGTCAGTAGCAGCTAAATTGTTTGCGGTGAAGTCATTTGTGTTTCCACTTTCATCATCTCCTAAGTTTCCACTATCAGCAAAGTCTAAGTAGAATCCGTTGGTGCCGTAAGTACCAGAATATGTTTTTGGTTTCCAACGACCATTTGAGCCTGTTGTACCAAAAGATGAAGGTGTCAATGCTTGTCCGTCAATGAAATGAACCTCTGCCATGTAGCCGTCAAAAAATTCTGAAGAACCTGTTGTTTGGTATCTTGAGCCAATTCTATGAACAATATTATTGTTTATAAATCCATCTGAATTTTGAGATGGATAAGTTTCTGTTGAAAAATCTGTGACTTGATTACCATTTACGTACAATTTTACTCTATTAGATGATGTTGCTTGGGTTGTATCTACTGCAACAACAAAGTGATAATATGCTGATACATCTCTAAAAACTTGGTCGGTTGTCAATATATAACTAATACTTTCATCCATAACTTGAAAAATATTATTAGAATCAAAACCAATTTGACAAGCCACAGAAGATGAAGAAGATGCACTAAATAATCTTCTACTAGAACTACCAATAGCTGACCTTTTTACCCAAGCACTCCAAGTAAAAGTTTTTCTATTTCCTGCACTACTTGGTGTTCTAGTTAAATAAGGACTATCGCCATCATTAAATCTCAATGATTGAAATATCACAATATCTGTGACGGTAATGGTAAACTCTCTATCAGCAAATTGACTTTCAGCGTCTGTGGCACGAACTGTAAATGTAGAAGTGGTATCAGCAGCAATACTACCCGGTGTTCCTGTGATTTCACCGTTTGATGTATTTAAACTTAAACCTGTTGGTAAACTTCCTGATTGAATCGCATAGGTGATAGCACTATTGGAAGTTGCTGATAATGTAATGGTTGAAATGGCAACACCCTCATCAAAAGTTCCTAAAGAACCAGCAGAGGTTGACCATGAAACTGCTTGACTGACTGTTAACAATGCTGTTGCTGAGATTCCAGCAAAACCATCACTTCTTGTTACACGAATTTTATAAGTACCTGCACTTAGTGATGCTGTTACTCTTAATTGAGTAGCACTCACATAGGTAACTGTGGTGGCATTGGTTGAAGCATTGGTTGAACTATCTAATAATTCAACAGTCGAAGGATTGGAAAAGTTTGTGCCGATAATATCAAAGTATAATGATGTATCACTTGGTGGAATCGCACCTTGACTATTCTCAATAGAGATAGAAGAAATAGTCGGTAGGGAAAGACTGAGTTTTGATTGAGCAATATTTGCTGAGGCATTGATATCAGCGTTAACAATTGTACCATCTTCAATCTTTGCTGTTGTAATCGCACTATCGGTGATAGCACCAGATGTGACTTTGGTTAAACTCATTCTGTTTTCCTATGTTATGGCTTTGTCGGCCAGGTAATTGCGTCTATGTCGTCTGTGGTTGTAACACCGTCTGTGATATCTCTTAATGCCTGACGATATGTTGTCATCTCAGACGAAAGAGTTTGATCAGAAAGTGCCAAATAGTCTGTTTCTGCTAAAAGACGATTTCTTGTTGATCTGACATCAGCGATTGCTCTGTCAAATGCACCTGCAGCCCAAGCAGCCTCTTCGGCATCTCTTGCTGCTTCTTCTTCAGCAGTTAGTGCTATTCTTTCACCGTTGACTAATTTTGTTCTTGGCATTGTATTCTCCTTAAAACTTATTACTATTTATACGTTAACTCACCCCATATAACTTGATTGTGCCACTATCTATTGTGTTTGATGTCATTTGAAACTTGATAGCATTTACTGGTGAAGTAGTATTAATATATCCACCACCTAGTACAAGTGTTGATATATTGTCGTGTTCCATACCTTGTATCATACTTGTATAATGCTTTACATAAGTTGAAGAACTTGGATTATATAACTTAAATATACCTGACATAGAGGCAGAATCTTCTATATCAGCAGCCGGACCAAAATATATTAAACCAGTATTTTGTGCTTGGTCTTTACCTGTGTCATATGTTAAACTGGCAATAGTATTTGCTTCATTATGTTGAGATTCTACAAAAGTATTCATTGTTGCCACTCCGTAAGAAGAACCACCGTCTGTAGATGCCATAAATGCCAATATTGTATTAACATTCGAAACATGAATATTATTAAACACAAACCAATACTCATCATAAGTTGAATCTATATTTGATGTAAAACTTAATGAAGTATCACCAGATGCCGTAGCAGTCGTTAATAACTTCATAGTTACACCGGGTATAGATGTTACATTATTTAACGAAGCATTATTGATAGCACTTGAACCTAATACACCATTTGATCCAATGTTATTTGTAAATGTTCTTGTAATTGTTCCCATTAGATACCTGCCGTTGTTACATCTCTTACACCAAAGAGTTTGATTGTTCCAGCATCTATATTACCAGAACCGAATTTAAATTGAATAGCATTAATTGCTGAAGTGGTGTTGAAATAACCTGCCACACTAACATCCATAGAATAATTGTTATCGTTATAATGCTGTGTTCGACACATAAAATGTTTTACTTGTGTTGTTGAATCTGGTCGATATAAAAATAATTCAGTTACTAAACTTTGGTCATTATCAGCACCACAAGAATTAGAAAGTCTTTGAAATGCTGTTCCATTTCCTTGGTCTCCATTAGCTTGATATGCTATAGCAGCAGTATCATCACCTTCATTATGATAAGATTCAAACATTGTTGATGTTATTGTTGTATTGTAGTTTGATCCACCATCTGTAGAACCTTGAAATGTAAATAACTGTCCGTCACTTGAACCGTGAATATCAAACATTCTAAAACAATAAACATCATAGGTAGAATCTAAACCTGATGTAAAACTTAAAGAAGCATCAGCGGATGCTGTTTGTGTTGAAATTAATTGAAAGGTATCATTTAATTCGATACCAGATGGTAAAGTTGTAACAGCACTTACACTAGTGTTTGATACACCAGATGAAGCAACAACACCTCCTGTTGTAATATTATTTGCTAATGCTCTTGTTATTGTTCCCATTATTTTAATCCATAAACTCTTATATTTCCTGTTGACAAATTTCCAGAAGCAAATCTAAATGCCACAGCGTTAACAGCAGTTGTTGTATTTAAATATCCTGCTACAAAAGTTTTGTATTCTCTATCAAGTCTGTCGTTTGCTGATACAACACTATAAAAATGTTTCACATGAGTTGTTGAAGCAACATCAAATATCCATAATTCACCACACACACCATGGTCAGAATCACTACTCACATTTCTAGCAATTCTACAATAACTTGAAGATTGAGTAAGGTCAGCACCTGTATCATATCCAAAATTATTACTGTCACTTTCATTATTACCAGCATCAAATACAGTTGTTGTTTTTACAACAGCATAATCTGATCCGTTATTTGTTGAAGCACCCCACTGAAACTCTACGTTGTCGGTAACTGGTCTCACATTTGTAAACGTAAAGCAATAAGCATCATAAGTACCATCAAAAACACCAACACCACTTCGAGCACCGTGATAGTGTTCCATTGCTGAATCATTTCCTAAACCATAACCAATGTTTGGCACTAAATCACTCTTAGCAGCCGTCGGTAAATCAGTGATACCTGATACGGAAGTGTTATTGATAGCACCAGACAGAAAAGTGCCGTCTGTGTTGAGTAAGTTAGCAAATCCTCTTGTATTAGCACCCATAGTTCTATTTATTTCACTCCAAACATTTGTATTGTGCCGGCATCTACATTTCCTGCTGAGAATTGAAATTTAACAGCATCAATCGCTGATGTAGTATTAAAATAACCTGCTGAAAAAATATTTTGACACTCATATGTATAATTTCCATGAGTAACACTCATTTGGCTTATAAAATGTTTTACATAAGTTGTTGAACTAGGATTATAAAATTTTAAAATTCCACTAGCTGATTCATCATTTAGATAACCACTACCACCTAAAGTCACTCCTACGGTTGTTTGTGCTTCATCATTTCCTGTATCATAAGTTAATGCTGAAGATGCTCCACCTTCTCCTTGATAAGCAACAAAAAAAGTAGATGTCGCTGTTGTACCATAAGAACTACCACCGTTAGTAGATGTATGAAAATCAAAATTCGGTCCAATATTACTTGGGTGACATTGATTAAAAATAAACCAATACTCATCATATGTAGAATCAATACCTGAAGTGAAACTAATTGAACTACTAGCAGATGCTGTCTGTTCACTTAAAAGAATCAAAGAACCACCTGCTGATAAATCAGTAATGTTTCCTAAAGATGTATTGTTGACAGCACTGGAAGTAATAACTCCACTGGTTGTAAAACTGTTAGCGATATTTCTTGTTGCCTGTCCCATTAACTTGTTGATACTCCGTATAATTTGATTGTGCCATCGTCTATGTTACCTGTAGCAAATTTAAAGTCAATAGCATCGATTGCTGATGTGGTGTTAAAATAACCAGCACAATGTACATCTTGTTGAAATCCACCATTACCTGAATCATAACCTACCAAAGCATTTCTGGATAAAAAATGTTTTACATAAGTTGTTGAACTAGGATTATATAACCATAATTCTCCTGAACAATTTTCATCAGCAACAGCACCACCTTGATATCCTAAAGGTTGATATGTTGTTTCATTGGATCGGCCTTCTTCACTATCAGCACTTCTACTTTGTAAGGAAGCACCAGCATCATTTTCAAAATGATATGCTCTAAAATTCGTAGATACAACAGCAACACCATATGAACTTCCACCATCTGTTGAAGCTTGAAATGTCCATTGAGCATCAGTTGAATTAGAGGGATGAACAGCAATATATTTAAAACAATAAGCATCATATGTTGAATCAATACCAGATGTAAAACTTAATGAACTACTAGAAGATGCTGTCTGTGTACTGAGTAAAGTCATTTTACCAGCAACACCAGAAGGCAACGCTGTAATACCACTTAAACTGGCATTGTTGATACCTGCTGCCTTTAACTTTCCTGTTGTGTCAAAGTTATTGGCAAGTGATGTAATTCGTGTTCCCATTATGCTATTCCGTATAGTGCTATTGTGCCAGCGTCTATGTTACCTGAACTATATTTAAATCTAATAGCATTAATTGCTGAAGTTGTATTAAAATAACCTGCCGCAAATTGGTTAAAGGCATAATCACTATAATAAGATGAATGTAAATTTGACATAAAATGTTTTACATAAGTTGTAGAAGATGGATTGAATAACCATAATTCTCCTGATAAACTTTGATCCGCATCAGCGCCCACTCTACCTGCTAAAGTTTGAAATGAAGAGGATTGTGCTAAATCTCTACCAGCTTCATAACCAAGACCAGGACTTGAATCAGCTTCATCGTGGTAAGCGGCAAAGTGTGTTGAAGTGATATTATTAGCATAGTCTCCATCAGTAGATGAAGCACCTTGTGTGCTACCTTGAAATTGAAAACTTACATCATCAGTGGCTGGATGAATGTTTATAAACTTAAACACATATGTTTTATATGTAGAATCAATACCTGATGTAAATGACCTTGTTGTATTACCACTAGCAGTAGTAGAAAGAATCAGTTTCATCTTGCCGTCAACGGCAGTTGGTAAACTTGTAACGGAGTTTAGTGAGGCATTATTGAAGGCACTAGATGAGAATACTCCACTGGCGCCAACGTTATTGGCTGCTGTTCTAATAATACTTCCCATAAGACCTCCATGTCATTAGGTTAATCTTAAATATCTGTAAGAAATCTCAGCAGACGATGCCGGTGCTGAAACGAATGTTAATGTAGTTCCTGAGATTGAATAGTCATCACTTGGAACTAGTGTCACACCGTTGACAGTTACGATTACATCTTCGACTGTTCTTCCAGAATCAATTGTAAATGCAGTTGTTGAACCATCACCTGTGTCTGTTCCATTTGTATAAGTTGCAGTACCAGCCAATGGTAAATAACGATAAGCAATTTCAGCACCAGATGCCGGTGCTGTTGTGAATGTTAATGTTGTACCAGAAATTGTGTAGTCAGTTGTTGGAACTAAATTAAATCCATTGACGTACACTAAAACATCAGCAACACTTCGACCTGAATCAATGGT